ATATATAATGATGAGGGTGATATCCATATAGGTGATACAGTAAAAATTACGGGTGGTTTAGAAGTAACAACACATATAACAGCCTCAGGTAATATAAGTGCGAGTGGTGATATTTCCGCTACAGGTACCATCACAGGAAAGCAAAAACAAGTCTATACAATGAACTTTGTTGACGATATAGGTACTACTGAGCATTACCTGTCTTGGCAAGACCAATATGAATACTCAACAAATACTTATACAGACCCTGATATTAAAATGACAGCACCTTACAATGGTCGAGTTGTCTCTGTATCTGTTCGTCAAGGCTCTGCTGGTAATACAGTAACAAGAACATTTAAAGTATATAAAACTTCTCCAGGATACGCGCAGCCAACTTCGATGCAAGAATCGGAAGCTGTTAGCGTATCATCTTCTGATGAATATATAGGTCATCACTTTGTATTTAGTGACGCTGAACATTGGGAGGCCGGTGATACAGTTATATTATCAGTACAAGACAGCGCAGGTATGAATGTTTCCCAGAATTATTATGTATCGGTAGTTGTCGAATGGGATTTAAATAAACCTATAGCAACATCTTCAGGAACAATAACATAGAATATGATATTATAATTAATAGTTAGTAAAAGTGGTTGATATTTATATATATGGACAGAAACGGAGTAACACATGAGCTTAGGTAAATGGCTTGCAAATAATATACTTGTAGAAGTAGATAGTAAAATAACGACTGTAGTCGCAATATATCCGGGTAGATTTCAACCTATGGGTAAGCACCATGCTGAAGCGTATAAATGGTTAAAATCTAAATTTAAAGATGCGTATGTTGCAACATCTGATAAAGTTCAGTTACCTAAATCTCCATTCTCCTTTAATGAGAAGAAGAAGATAATTAGCTCGTATGGAATTAAAAATGTTGTTAAAGTGAAAAATCCGTATCAAGCACAAGAGATACTTAAAAATTATGATCCTGAAACAACAGCAGCTGTGTTTATGGTAGGTGAAAAAGATCAACAACGTTTAGGTGGTAAGTTCTTTAGACCATGGAAAGGTAAAGCTGAAGTTGGTTATAAGGAAGGTGCTTATACAATTATTGCACCTCATGTATCACTAAACGTATCAGGACACGGAGAGATGTCAGGTACTGCTATTCGTACAGCGCTTGGAACTCCTACTATAACAGATAAAGAGAGAGCACGTTTATTTAAACAGATATTCGGTCACATGAAGAATTATAAGTTAGTAACATCTAAACTAGGTATTAATGAGAGTATAGGTAGATTTATTGAAACAGGAGCGATTCAGCGAATCATTAATGAAGCTAATACAACTGGTGGAGCCCCTCCTGTAGATGATGGTCCACAGATGTTTCACGGCTCTCAAGCTGCTTATAAGCACTCTACGGAAAGTATAGCAGATCAATTAGGTTGGGAGATAATTAACTACTTATCTGGAGACGAAGAAGTACTATCTGAGCCATCAAGGTATAGAAAAGAAACACGCTCACCATCTTTCTTCCCTGCAGGTGTACCAGGTAAAACAACACCTAGTAATCCTCAAGATTTTAAGCAAGCAAAAGCATATCGAGAGTGGCAAAAGTTCATCACTAAAATAGCTAGAGTAGCTGGAATGGAATTCTTAGACTTCTTAGATGCAGAAGATTCATCGATCGGTAAAACACCGTCAGGTGAGAGTATAGAAGAGCCAAACACCATTCAAGAAGATATCAATATACCTATCAATATAGGTGATACTGTACTAGGTGGTAAGTTTAAGAATAAGCGAATTGTTGTAAAGACAATTAGTAAGAATGAGAAGGGTGATATATTAATAAACGGTAGACCGTTATTAAAATATAGACTTGTCAATGAGGGGTTATTATTAGAGGGTGGAGCATACGGACATATGAGTCATCCATTCGATGATAGAGATTTGACGTTCGGTGATTTTAAAAATATTATTAAGCAATCGCTACAAGGTAATCTAGATCTAGAATCAGCTGCTACAGAAAAGACAGATGGGCAGAATCTATTTATAACGTGGAATAAGAAATTATTAGCTGCTAGAAATACAGGTGATTTAAAGCGCGGTGGTATGGATTCAAAAGCTGTTGCTAAAAAGTTTAAGAATAGAGGTAATATTGAAAAAGCGTTTAATTATGCTATGAACGATCTCTCAAAAGCAATCGGAAAGCTGTCAGATAAGCAACTGAAAAAAATATTTAATGATGGTAATAACTGGGTTAATATGGAGATAATGTATCCTGCATCTGCTAACGTAGTATCGTATGATGCACCGTATTTACAGTTTCATAATGTACTGATGTATAAAGATGGTAAACCTATTGGGTCTGTATCTGATGGAGCAAGAATACTTGCAGGTATGGTAAAGCAAGTTAATGCTAATGTTCAGAAGAGCTTTAGTATTATCGGTCCTAAAGTATTGCAAGTAAAACCACATCAAGACTTTAGTGAGCGTCAAGATCACTTTATTAAGAAGCTACAAAAGTTACAATCTAAGTATATGATGAGTGATTCAAATACTTTAAATGAGTATCACCAAGCTTGGTGGGAAGACTTCATCAGCAAGAAGTTTAAGACTGCTACTAATGATATTAAGAAGGGATTAGTTACTAGATGGGCTTTCAATGATAAATCGTACAGATTAGACAGAAAGAATATTGAGGATGAGGAGTTACTAGCTACTGTAAAAGAGTTTGATAAACAGAATCATGTAGATCAGGTTAAGAAAAACATGTTCCCATTTGAAACAATATTCTTCGAAGTCGGTGCAGAAGTGCTAAAAAACGTAGAAGGATTCTTAGCAGCTAATCCAGCTAAAGCAGTTCAAAACATACGTAAGCAAGTTGCTAAAGCTATTACAGATGTACGAAGTGGTGGTGACTTGAAGAAGATGAATAGGTTAGTAGCTCAGTTAAAGAAGATAAAAGCAATCGGTGGATTTAAAACGATAATCCCATCAGAAGGGCTAGTATTTATATATAAAGGTAATACATATAAATTAACAGGGTCATTCGGTCCAGTGAATCAAATCGCTGGTATGATGACATTTTAAGGACGGTTATGAAAAAAGGAATATCAGAATCTAAAGTACAGCGGATGAGGAATCTCATTACTAAGAAGTATAACAATAAGACACAGGTTAGATCTGGATATAGTAAGAGTTATGATACACATGATGAGGGTGATGTTTGGGAGGAAAGTGGTAAAAAGTGGACTATTAAGAATGGTATAAAACGTACAGTAACTAAGTTACATTCTGCTCGTAAGATTTACAATACTCCACTATCATGCCCTAAGTGTTCTGGTACAATGGCTCACCCTGCACATAAGCAAACATATAATAGGTGGGGAATTTGCTTTAGCTGCACCTCGCAGTGGGAACAGCAGATGAAGCGTGAAGGTACATATGACGCATTTCTGAAAGAGATTGAAGATAAAAATTTCGATGTCTGGATTAAAGATATAACTAAAGAGTATTATGAATGGTTAGGAGCACGCGATGCACAGAGCTACGTTACTGAAGCCGGTGATATAGAAGATTGGTCTGGAGGTAAGAGTACAGAGGAGTTGCGTAAAGAGTTTGATGAACAAGTAGATAAAATACGGGAAGCAAGAGATGAAAAAAAGTGAATTAATGAACATAATTAATGAAGAGATAGAGCACTTAGTAGAGTCAGCTATGTCTAAAAAATTTAAAAAAGCAACAGAAGCGTTGTATGATGTTCAACTTAAACAGCAACAACTTCGCAAGAAATTTATCGCTGAAAAAGATCCTACTAAGCGTGAGAAGTTGAAAAAAGATTTAATCACTCTACATAAGGTTGTTCAAAAAGTACAATCCGCCTTTAATGCAGCTCTAATGCAAGAACCAGCTGGAGAGTTGGAAGAGTTAGACGTTAGGAAAGTACATGGTGATAAGCAGATTGATAATCCTGATACAGGTAATGTAGTTAAATTACGAACTGCACTTAAAGCGCCTAAGAATTCTTCTGTGTATAAAACAGCTAAAGATATATATGATAGATTATCAGAAACTATGAGTGAGGAAGAGTTATTAGAGAAAATAGTATTCTATTACGATAAAAATAAAAAGTTAAGACGGTTTAATAATGGGAAGTAGTTATGGGTATTCTAAATAAGTTATTTTCAAGTGGTGCGAAGGAGTTAGTAGATAGTGTTGGAGGTGTATTAGATAACCTAACTACATCTAAAGAAGAGAAGCTACAAGCTAAGCAAAAAATGCAACAATTAATCTCAAATTATGAGACTAAGATGGAGGAAAATATTACAGATAGATGGAAAGCAGATATGAATTCTGACTCCTGGTTATCAAAAAATGTTAGACCCCTCGTATTAATATTTCTAGTAGTGTCAACAGTATTAATGATATTCATTGATGCTGGAGCTATTACATTCGAAGTTGAAGAGAAGTGGACAGACTTACTGCAAATAGTTCTTATAACTGTAATTGGTGCTTACTTCGGAGGCCGTACTATGGAAAAAAGAGGTAAGAAATAGTAGAAACATTCTCTTAATATATATTTATATATAGTATGGCTAAACAAAGTATAAAAGAGGTAGTAGCTGCTGAATACATTAAGTGTGCTAAAGATCCTGTATACTTCATGAAGAAGTATTGCATGATACAGCACCCGGTTAGAGGTAAGATTAAATTCAACCTATATCCGTTTCAAGAGAAATCTCTACTACAATTCAAAGAACATGATTACAACATCATATTAAAATCTCGTCAGTTAGGAATATCGACACTAACAGCGGGATATTCTTTATGGTCTATGATTTTTAATGAAGATTTTAACTGTCTAGTTATTGCAATCAAGCAAGAAACAGCTAAAAACCTTGTAACAAAAGTTAGAGTAATGCATGATTATCTACCTAGTTGGTTAAAAGGAGCTGTGGTAGAGGATAATAAATTATCATTAAGACTAGCAAACGGATCTCAAATTAAAGCTGTATCAAGCTCACCAGACGCAGGTCGTTCTGAAGCATTATCACTTCTAGTAATTGATGAAGCAGCGTTTATCGATAAAGTTGATGATATATGGACATCTGCACAACAAACGTTAGCAACTGGTGGTAAATCTATAGTATTATCTACACCTAATGGTACCGGTAATTTCTTTCATAGAACTTGGATGAAAGCAGAGTCAGCTGAAAATAAATTTAATACAATTCGACTTCACTGGACCGTTCATCCTGAGCGTAATCAAGAATGGCGAGATGAGCAAGATATAATTCTAGGCTCAGATCAAGCAGCTCAAGAATGTGACTGTGATTTTATATCTTCTGGAGCTACTGTTATACCCGGCGCTTTATTAGAGTGGTATAGAACTAATCAATGTACAGAACCTGTAGAGAAACGTGGCGCTGATGATGCAATGTGGATATGGGAATATCCTGACTATACTCGTAACTATATAGTTGTAGCTGATGTTGCCCGGGGAGACGGAGCTGACTTCTCAACCTTCCATGTTATTGATATTGAAACAGTAACACAGGTAGCTGAGTTTAAAAGTCAAGTAGGTGTTAAAGAGTTTGGTAACATGCTTGTAAATGTTGCAACAGAATATAATGAAGCGTTATTAGTTATAGAGAATGCAAATATAGGTTGGGCAGCGATCCAACCAGCAATAGATAGAGGTTATAAGAATTTATACTATACATATA